ACAAAAGGAGATCGATATGGGCCAAAAAATAGCTGATGAAATACAGGGAATAAGAATCGGTGTTAAAAAATGGACACGGCTTGAACTGTCTCGGTTTTTAAACGTAACCGAGAATACCATTTATAATTGGGAAACCGGAAAATTTGAGCCTTCAGCAAGCCAGATGGATAAAATAAGGGGGTTGAAATGCCAAAAGTAAAAGGCAAAGTCCCTGCCAGGATAGCCGCCGAGCTGCGATACCTGGGGCGCGAACGTGACGAATACCTGATCGCTGAAAACTTTGAAGCGGCGCTGACGGTGATGGAGCTTTATGACACGGTATATTCCAGATGGTACTATCTGAACGAGGAGACCATATGCGAATAGCTTACGTGGCCGGCCCGTACCGCTCAGATACGGTCTATGGCATCCGGCAGAACATAGCTGCCGCCGAAGCCGTGGCGCTGAAATATTGGAAGCTCGGGTATGCCGTTATCTGCCCGCACAAAAACACTGCCGGAATGGATGGGGCGCTCCCCGATGTGGCTTGGCTTTCCGGCGACATTGAAATCTTGAAACGCTGCGACGTTGTTGTAATGATGCAAGGATGGACCAATTCAGCCGGTGCCTTCACTGAACACGATGTGGCTATCAAGGAAGGAATCGAGGTTATTTATGACTGCGAGTGATTACGAGGAGTTTTTAAAATCAAAGTTCGTCAGGCATTACCCTGTAGGGTTCGAGGCCGTAGAGATCAACCAAAAGTTGTTTGACTGGCAACAGGAAATAGTCAAATGGTCCCTGTCGATCGGAAGGGGGGCCCTGTTCGAAAGCTGCGGGCTCGGAAAAACTCCTCAGCAATTAGAATGGGCGCAAAAGGTTCATGAGCATACCAATAAACCGGTTATGGTTTTTGCTCCGGTAGCAGTCTCAAATCAGACCGTCAGGGAGGGTGTTAAATTCGGCATTGACGTCAATCTTTGCCGAAGCGGTGATGATGTTAAAAACTGCGTAAACATAACGAATTATGAAAAGCTTCACAAGTTTGATGCTTCTGTTTTTGCTGGCGTAGTCCTGGACGAAAGTTCGATTTTATCGTCATTTATGGGCAAAACAAAGGTCGCCCTGCAAGACGCTTTCCGCGGAACTCAGTACAAGCTTTGCGCCACAGCGACGCCGGCCAGGAATGACCTGATGGAGCTTTTAAACCAAGCCGATTACCTTGGGATAATGCCATCGAACGAAGCGCTTTCCAGGTGGTTCATAAACGATACGATGAACTTCGGATCGTACAAACTCAAGGGCCACGCTGAAAAGGACTTTTGGCAGTGGGTAGCGACATGGGCGATATGCCTTGATCATCCGTGCGAAATGGGATTTGACGCTCCCGGTTTTGACCTCCCCGAGCTAATCACGCATGAGCATATCATCAAGCTTAAACACGATTTTTCAAACGGGCGCCTTTTCGGTGATGACGAGGTTGTAAACGCCTCGTCTCTCTATCGGCACCTGAGAGAAACGGCAGAAGAAAGAACGTCATTCGCTGCCGAATTATCAAACGACTCAGACGAACAATGGATTTTATGGTGCAACACGAACCTTGAATCCGACATGCTTAAACGCAAGGCACAAGGATCTGTTGAGGTCCGTGGAAGCATGAAGGATGAAGACAAGGAAAAGGCGCTACTCGGTTTTATAGACGGTTCGATACGGGTTCTAATCGGAAAACCGTCCATGTGCGGGTTTGGTTTGAATCTCCAAAACTGTCACAATATGGGGTTTGTCGGCCTGTCGTTTTCATTCGAGCAAAAATATCAGGCAGTGCGGCGCTGCTGGCGATTTGGGCAGAATTTTGACGTTAACGAGCACGTTGTCATGACGCCTAAAGAACTTCAGGTTTACCGGATAGTCCAGAAAAAAGAGGCGACTCATATCAAAATGGGCCGGTCAATGTCCGAAGCGGTAATGGGGTTCAGCCCTGTGAGAAGGATACCACAAAGGAAGCTTGACACATACAACCCAACAAAACACATGGTAATTCCTCAATGGCTTAAAAGCGAAAGGGTATCTGTATGAAAGTTATAGATCAAAAATCAGGAAAAGACTGGACGCTATATTGCGGGGATACAACCGAAGTTATAAAGGGTATACCCGATAATTCGTTGCATTTTCAGGTGTATAGTCCTCCTTTTTCTTCGCTATATATTTATTCCTCGTCTATAGCAGATATGGGGAACTGCCGCGACGATGAGGAATTTTTCAAGCACTATGAATTTTTACTACCTGAGTTATATAGGACGCTTGTACCAGGTAGACTATCAGCGGTGCATTGCAAAGATTTGGTAGATTACAAAAACAGGGACGGTCGGGCCGGACTCCGGGACTTCCCCGGGGATATTATCCGGCTCCATGAAAAGCACGGTTTTAAATACCATTCACGGGTGACGATATGGAAAGATCCGGTCATTGAAATGCAGCGCACAAAGAGTCAGGGACTTCTCCATGCTCAGATTAAACGTGATTCAACTATGTCCAGGCAAGGACTCCCGGACTACCTCCTATTGTTTCGGAAATGGCCCGAAGACGGCGAAACGTCAGGACCTGAACCAGTCTCTCGGGGAGGGCTTGAACGGTACGTAGGAGAGAACCGGCCAGACGATAGGCATTATGAATTTTATTACGACACTGAGCAAGAAATGTGGATACTATCCACTCAAGAAGATGTTGAGGAAAAAAACGAAGACGGCGTTATGGTAACAAAAACCGCCGAATCAATCAATCAGCTCGCGTCAATCCATGTTTGGCAACGGTACGCCTCCCCTGTTTGGTTTGATATCCAGCAAACTGACGTTCTGAACTGCCGGGCCGCCAGAGATCCAGAAGATGAGAAGCATATATGCCCGCTTCAAATAGGGGTTATCAAAAGGGCTGTTCATTTGTGGACAAACCCGAATGATATCGTTTTCACACCTTTTGCCGGAATCGGATCTGAATTACACGGAGCGCTTCAGATGGGCCGACGGGCGGTGGGGTGCGAGTTAAAAGAAGCGTATTATAAAACAGCAGTTAAATACCTGACTACTTTCGAGAATAGGCATCGGCAATTATCTATGTTTTAAAGTCAAAACATAAACCCCATACCCAAAAAACGCCACAAGCCCGCCGCCATTGCTACGCCCGAAAATGTTCATTTGTTGACATTGGTAGCGAATCGTGAGATTGTATCTGCGACCCTAAGGTAAGACTATGAATTATTCTCAAAAAATAAAATCTTGCGACTCCAGAGACACGGTGAAAGTCCGTCGTATCACCTCTTACCAGGTGGGTCACCACTGGAGCGCATTTTCTCTTTTTAAGGGGAAATAGATGAGTTGCGATAAAAGGCCCTGGTTTAAATGGTTCCCAAAAGAGTACATGCTTAAGCCTGAGGTTATGGCTTTAAACGATACAGCGGAGCTTCTTTATCGCAGGATTCTTGACGAGCTGGCGATGGCTCCATCCATGTCTATTGATAGTGACAAAACCTCTGTTTTTGCATTGGTTGGAAGGGGTATAGAGCGGGATGTTTTTGATGATGCGTTCGACAGTCTTTTTACAGAAGGCTTTGAGGCTCTTACTTTGCGTAACGGTAAAATTTATAGTGAAGAAATTTTTGCTCTTTCCAGCCCTAAATTAATCTTTTCGGATGGATGCGTTTCCGGAGAAAAGTGGATGGTTATCCGGGAACAAGTTTTTAAAGAAGACGGTTATGAATGCCAATATTGTGGGGCAAAATCATTCCCGCTTGAGTGTGACCATATCATTCCCAAAAGCCGCGGTGGAACCTACATGTATGAAAACTTAATAACAGCCTGCATTAATTGTAACCGTTCGAAGTCTTCAAAAACTCTTTCGGAGTGGCTATCATGAGCGGAATGCCGTGGTTCAGAATGTATCACGAGATGATTGAAGATCCAAAAATCGGAACGCTTACAGATCAGGAGTTCAGGACATGGGTTGAACTGCTTTGCCTTGCCTGCGCAAACGGGGATGACGGCGATACTGGAATGGACGTACACGCCCTTAATTGGAAACTTAGAAGAAACGTTACAGAAACGTTACAGAAACTTTCTGATATCGGAATTGTAACAGTTAAAGCAACGGCAAAAGGCATAAAAACTGCTTCAATCACCAACTGGAAAAAGCGGCAGTTTGGTAGCGACTCAAGCACATCAAGGGTACGTAACCATAGGTTAAAAAAGAAAGAACAAGAATGTAACGTTTCAGTAACGGCCGATGTAACAAAATGTAACGCGCTAGATACAGATACAGATACAGATACAGATACAGATACAATAATAAAAACTATTTGTCCGGAGCCTGAAAAAAGCTCCGGGCTGGAAGCCGCCGAAGAACAAGATCGGCCCAAAATATTCATCACCTTCCCGACAAACAAAAAAGACGAAACATTCCCAATCCTGAAAACCTATTTTTGTGAGCTTCAGGCATTATTCCCTGCTGTCGACGTAGAACAGGAAATTAGAAATATGAAGGCATGGCTGGACGCGAGTCCGGCGAAGCGAAAAACGAAATCCGGCGTTAAGCGCTTTATTGTTGGGTGGCTGAGTAAGCGGCAGAACAACGGTGGCGGCCTTGGCAATACGCGACCACCTATGCCTGCAACGCTTCCTCAAAAATCGGCTGAAGAGCGATTCGCAGAACAAGACCGTATAATCGAGGAGTTGACAAGATAATGCAATTTAAAGTCCCCCCCCAAAATCTGGAATGTGAAGAAAGCCTACTTTGTATCTGCCTGACGCTTCAAGAGTCGGCCCACGAAACGATCGAATACCTGCGACCCTCTGATTTCTACAAGCCGGCGCACACGCTCATTTTTTCGTGCATATGTGACCTGTTTGCAAAACAGCAACCCATTGACCTTGCGACCGTGACCGATGCGCTCAGGGCTTCCGGCAAGCTGGGATCAATCGGCGGCGCCACCTATATCAGCTCACTTTTGATGGCGCCGTTCCCTTCGTCCCTTCGCCACTATGCCGCCATGATCAAAGACGCCGCAGTCCGCAGGGAACTTATCAGCCTTTGCAGCGCCACGATGGAAAAAGGGTTTTCCGGTGAACCGAAAACGGCAGATCTTGTTTCTGGGTTTCAGAATCAGGTTCTAAGCCTGGGGGCAGAGTCGGTGGATAATTTTACGGCCATGCGCGAACTGAGCATGGAAAGTCTTGAGCGATATCAGGATTTGAGATCGACCAACAAGGGCAGGTTTATCAAGACCGGTTTTGACGCCTTTGATTGCCTGACTGGAGGGCTTCGGGGGTCTTCCCTTGTGATCGTC